CGATCAATGACCTTCATTATTCGTTTGATTACGAATCTTTTGATGGGGTTAAAGATCTACAGGGAAATTATTATGTGGTAGCAAGATTGATTACCGACTTCTTTTCTGATACCGAGTACACTAATCATCGTGAGACTCTCTTACGATGGGCTATGTGTTCTCCACACCAATTCCGAGAATTCGTGGTGCAAATCACGGGTTGTTCATCAGGAGTTTGGATGACTGAGTTAATGCAAGGAACAGACAATGCGATAAACATCAGGGGAGAATGGCTCAAGCTCGCCCCGCATCCGTATAAAACGATGACTCACTTTGATAGGTATGTTGTGGATACCAACTATGGTGACGATTTAATTTTAACGGTGGCGGAGTTCGCTGAGCCCTTCTTCTCTGGTGAGCAAATCAGAGCAGGACTAAAGGAAAGGGGAGTTACGATCACCCCAGCTGACAAGATCAGCACAACGATTGTAAGAAAACCGATAGAGGAGATTGAGTTCTTGAAGTGCTCATTCACCAAAATCGAGGGGAAGTACTATCCCAAAATGGAGCTCAATTCATTATTGGAAACAATGAACTGGATTAGAGTGACTAGTACATCACCGCCGCCAGAAATGGCTTGCGAGGACAACTGTAGAGATGTCTTGAGAGGATTGTTCTATCATGGTAAGGAAGTTTATCAGACTTACTATGAGAAGATACTCCAACTGAGACCTAATTACAGGTTGTATCAGTACAGGGAACTGTACGCCGAGTTCAAGGAAAAAGGAATGATTGCCGATTTATCAGGCGTCTTTACTCTGGGCTCTCATCCAGAGATAGAGAAAAGTGACTACTATGAGAGATTGGAACGGAAAAACAACCAGTTCGTCGTTGACAAGGTTAAACCAGTCGAAGACGAAAAGATCATGAATACGGAACGAATTGTTTTTGTTAAGGCAGAGATGGAAGCAGCGGATGTGGAACCAGGGCAGGTGGCCCAAGAGAGAGTCGGTGTGGAGCTGATTAATCAGAAATCGCCTTCGACTACTACCATACCCATGGCACTAAGCTCGAAAGCTGAAAAGATTAACCCAGAGACACCCTTCACTCTCAGTATGTCTCTACGACGATTCACGAAATTCGCAGACGTGGCAATAGGGGCAACCCCGGCGCCTGGTGCTGTGATCCAATCGTGGAACGTCATAGAAGACTTACTCGTAGGATCGAATACGTACCCGTACGTACAATTTCTAAGATGGAAATGCAAGACGATTGTAATCCAGATCCAAGTTACGGGTTGTCAGTTCTCGTCGGGGAAGGACCTCTTGGTCTGGAGACCGACGATGATTGACAAAAGCTTGGTAGTCGGTACGCCGACACTGCAAGAAGCTCTCTTGCTGCAACATGTAGCCATTAATCCTACATCGAACACAACAGCTATGATGAAACTATCGCCAGTCTTTTTTAAAGAGTGGCTCAGCTTAGACCAAAAGAATCAGTATGGTCAACTTTTGTTGATCAGACAAAATCCTTTTGGTGTAGGCTCAGGTCCAGCGACCTATGGTCTCAAGTTGTTGTCTTCGGTGGAGGATGCTGACTTCATTTTGCCAGCACCTCTCCCGCCCCCTACTACGAGCGTGAGAGACAAGAGAAGAGCAGTCCTGGAGACGTTCAGGAAAGGAGTAGTAGAAGAAGATGAAGGCTACGATGTGGTAGCTGAGATGGAG